AGCGAAGGATAAGGCACGTAAGAAGTCGTATTATGCTAGACATAATGCACAAGGTAAACCGACCAGCAAGCTGAGTGCTAAGTACTGGTCACATAAAGTGAAATGGTAGGATATTAAAATGGCTAAAATAAAATTCTTAACAAGAATAGTTAATAAAGTTGTTCGAGAAAATAAAACTCCGGGTGCTGCATTTCGTCAGGCACGAGAAATTATTCCTAATGAAGAACTTAAAGGTAATAATACGATTTTAAGAGATGCTATTAACGAAAAGTTTGAAAACGCTGGTCCTAAAACAGCAGTTAAAAAAGAAACAATGGCAAAGGTTGAAAAAGATTCAGCAGAAAAACAAGCTAGGAAAATAGATACACCTCAGACAGATGCTTTAGTTAAATTAGGAGATGCTCTGAAAGCAAAACCTAAACGTGGTTTAGATGCAACAAAAACACCCGAAGAGGCAGGTCGTAGTGCAGCACGTGTTGCTGGTGGTATGCGTACTAAAGAACAAGCAGGTATGCAAGTTGCATATAATAAAAAGAAAGCTGAAGTTGCTTGGTTAAAAGCAAACGACCCTAAATCTCCTTTAATAGCGGATAGACAAGCAGAAATGGCTAGGCTTAGACAACGTGGTTCTATTGATACAGGTGTAAAAGTAGAGCCTGTAAAACCACCAGAAGCTAGGGAGCAAGTTAGACAACAAAAAGCAAATGAAAAACTTGATGCAGATACACAAACATTATTAGATGCTATTAATAAAAGAAAACCTCAAGCTAAAGCAAAAGGTGGTGTAGTAAAAAGTAATAAAGGCTCACATGATTATCGTATGAACAAAGGTGGATTATTACTATCATCCGTAGATAATAGGAAGAAAAAATAATGGCTGAGATGTCCCCAAGTAAAGCATTAGAAATTACACAGAACCCTTCTAAGTATACAGTACAAGAGCGTAAAGATGCTAAGAAAGTTTTAGATGCCTATGCTCCTACAGCAGGAGAAGGTGGTAAAGGTAGCAGAGGACAGAAGCTAAACAAAGGTGGCGATGTTACTGTAGTATCTATTGGTGTTGGTAAGATGAAAAAGAAAGATGCTAAGAAACTTGCTAAAGCGCAGATGGCTAATGGTGGTATGGCATATGGTAAGAAGCATATGTATGCAGCAGGTGGTTCAGTTACTATGAATCCCGGACTAAAAGCATTGAAAGCTAAAAGCCCAGAAGCATTTGATAAAATCACTGGGAACTAATGCATCCAGTAGAAGCTGATATACGTAAGTGGTCGCACGACTTTCTTGAAATACCAAACGTAAAGCTAAATGGATTACCACCTTGCCCATATGCTAGAAAAGCATGGGCAGAAAATAAAGTAACCTTTAGTATTAATACTGGGTTAGAAGGATTACGTGAAGAAATAGAAAAGTTTGATATCCATAACTATGACATAGTTGTGTGGGCATCTGAAGAATTACCTGACATGAATTATCTTGATGGATATTGTGATGGTATAAACGAATTATTATCAATTGTAGGCAAAGATTTACACTTGATGGTGTTTCATCCTGACTTTGATGCGAGTGATGCTGGACTTGACTTTTTAGAAGATGATGGTATAACTAGTAGTGAGTTAGAATACTGTATGGTTTTTATACAGCTTTTATCAGTGTTGGATGATGCAGCACTAAGTTTAGAAAAGTCAGGGTACTATAAACATTTCCCTGATGCAACATACGAAGCCTTAGTTCTTGATAGAAGGAGATTACGAAATGGCAATGGGTAAAACAAAAGTAGCTAAAAAGAAAATGATGCGTGGCGGTGTTGCACAGAAGAAGATGCGTGGTGGTGGCATGGCTAAGATGGCTAAGAAGAAAATGATGCGTGGTGGAATGCTAAAGAAAAAGTAATGGCTAAACAATTTACTAATTCTTTTATGGCAAAGAAAAAACTAAGAAGACCGGGAAGGCATAAGAAGAATGTTAATAAATCTGACAAACCTAAGAACTTCTTTGGTTAATTCATATTGGACATTCTTTAGCCATATGTTTTTAAAGATAGCAAGACTACTAGGTAAGTGGAATATAAAGTTACACAAGTGGTCAGTTACATGTATAGATAAAACTAGGATACCCTAATGCCACAGTTAGACAAAGTAAAATATACAAATGCTGTTGTACCGTTAGGAACAAGCACAACAACAATATATACATGTCCTACTAACTTTACGGCTGTTATTCAGTTGCTTGCTTTATCTAATAAAGATACATCAGATAGAACATTTGATTTATCTTATACACCTTCAGGTGGTTCTGCACAACAATTATTGGATGCATTTAGTGTAGCAGTAGCTACAAACATAGTATATGTATTTGATGATGGTAAACCTTTCTTTATGAATGCAGGAGATGTTTTATCTGGTGTTGGTTCATCAGCAAGTCAAATTATTGCAATAGCATCTATAGAAGAATATTATGACCCAAGTAGGTAAAGATTATGAAAAATACAACAAATAAAAAGACAGTAAAAAAAGTTGTAGCAGGTTTGAAAAAAGCATCTAAGTCACATGCTAAACAAGCTAAAACTTTATCTAGCCTTAAATTAAACAAGGGTGGTAGTACAGTAAATAAAGCAGGTAACTACACAAAACCAACAATGCGTAAGAACCTGTTCAATAGAATAAAGTCAGGTACTAGTGGTGGTGGTGCAGGTCAATGGTCTGCAAGAAAAGCCCAGATGTTAGCCAAGCAATACAAAGCCAAGGGTGGTGGTTACAGATAATATGCATATCATAAAAGGAGAGAGTTATGATAGCGGAGACAATGGCAGGTATTGCTCTTGTCAAAGCAAGTGTGGACGGAATAAAGAAAGCCATCACAACTTGTAATGATATAGGTGATATAGCAAAATATATAGATGGCATGTTCGAGGGCGAACAGCAGATACAAAAGAAAAGAAGCAAAGCCCAGAAAGACCCCTTTGCTGTAAACACAATCGCTGAAGAAACCATAAACGCTAAACTTGCACAAGAACATATGCAAGATATGAAAAACCTAATCAATATGAGATTTGGTCCCGGTGTTTGGGAAGGTATAATAGCTGAACGTGCTAAACGAATACAAGAAGCAAAGGAAGCTGAAAAACAAGCACGTATTGCTAAACGTAAAAGACACGATGTTTTTATACATAATGTAGAAGTTGGTAGTATAGTAGTTGGAATTTGTACGGCATTAATTGCCGCTTTAGTATTTTTAATAATGTGGGTGTAAGATGGCATTAGCTAAATCACAACAAAGTTTAAAGTCTTGGACAAAACAAAAGTGGAGAACTAAAAGTGGCAAGAAATCCAGTGAAACTGGAGAACGGTATTTACCGTCAGCAGCTATCAAGTCCTTATCGGCACAGGAGTACGCGGCTACCACGAAAGCTAAACGAGCAGGAACTAAAGCAGGTAAACAGTTTGTATCCCAGCCCAAAAAAATAGCAAAGAAAACATCGAAATTTAGGAGAACTTAAAATGACTATAGCAAAAAGACCAACAACAAAAAGAGTAATACCAACTAGGAATGCTATACCTGCAACATTAGTATCTTCAACTAAACCTAATCAACGTAAAGTCGATAGAATAAATAAAAAAATAAGGTCTAGTAAACTTGGACAAAAACTGCAAAAAGTTAGCGGAAAGGCTAGAAAATTAACAAGTAAAATACCTACTCTTAAAGACCCAGCAAAAAGACAAAAAGCTATACAAAGATTAGAAAGAGTAAACCAAAGAGTAACTAAAAGAGGTAAAAAAGCAATTAATAGATTTTCTAAAAAATTGGCACAAAGTACAAGGCAAAGGTCAATATAAAATTGTTTAATTTATTAATAGGTCCTGTATCTCAGATAGCTAGTACATGGCTTGAAGGTAAGGTAGAAGAAAAGAAAGCCCAGTCAGCTACCAAGGTTGCTAAAGCACAGGCTGAAGCTGTAGTAATGCAGAAGAAAGCTACTGGTGAGATAGACTGGGATTTGGAGATGGCTAAAGGTAGTCAGTCTTCGTGGAAAGATGAGTGGTTGGTAATTTTGTTCTCAATACCCTTAATATTAGCCTTTATCCCCGGAATGGAAGAAGTAGTATCAAATGGGTTTGCACAGCTTGAAGCCATGCCACAGTGGTATCAGTACAGTCTTGGCATTATTGTTGCCGCTTCTTTTGGTGTACGCAGTGCTACTAAACTCTTCGGTAAGAAATAAAGATGGCTGCAAAGACAATATTAGAGTACAAGATTCTACCACGCTTAATGATGCTTGTAATGACGATAATGTACATACGGGTAATTGAGTGGGGTATTTCACTAGACGATATCAGTACACAACAGAGTGCAATGATATCTGTAGTTAGCGGTGCAATGACAGGTGCATTTGCAGTTTGGTTAGGCAGTGAGAAGAAATGAAATATGAACGTCAACAATTCATAGATAAACTAATCCAAGGAGAGGGTCTTGTGCTTACGGTCTATCAAGATACGCTAGGCATTGACACAATCGGAATAGGAAGAAATCTAAAAGACCGTGGCATAAGTAAAGAAGAACTTGACCATATGGACATTCCAAACATGGATGCAATATATGAGCATGGTATAACTGAAGCTGATGCGGTCTATTTAGCAACGAATGACGTACAGATTGTCGAGGAAGAACTATGTCGAGCGCACCCTTGCGTGGATAGCTTAGACAGTGTACGTCAACTTGTAGTAATGGACATGGCATTTAATATGGGTGTTCCAAGATTAAAGAAGTTTAAAAATATGTGGGCAGCTATCCATGAGAAAGATTTTGCTACGGCATCAAAAGAGATGCTTGACAGCAGGTGGGCAAGGCAAGTAAAAGGACGTAGCACACGTTTAGCTCACGCTATGGCTACTGGAGAAATGGCATGACACGACAATTAAATGATAGACAGCAAAAGTTCTTATCAGTTCTTTTTGAAGAAGCAAACGGTGATGTTGTACAGGCAAAGAAGATTGCAGGGTACGCAGATAATACACCAACAACTTCTATTGTCAAAGGACTGAAGGATGAGATACTAGAAGCTACATCTATGTACATGGCACGTAATGCACCAAAGGCGGCAATGGCTATGACAGGTGCGCTGTATGACCCAACAGAACTAGGCATACGTGATAAGATGGCAGCAGCAAAAGAATTACTAGACCGTTCAGGTTTGGTAAAGACAGAGAAGATGCAGGTAGAAGCATCAGGCGGTGTTATGCTAATGCCACCTAAAGCAGTAAGTGAAGATGACTAGAAGTATAGGCAAGTGGAAACTTCCACAACCAACAGATATAAAAGAACAGAACGAATGGGTACAGATACCACGCATAGCACGTACAGTACCATTCGGATATAAGTTAAATGAAGAAGACCCTGACATTCTTGACCCCATACCAACAGAGTTAGATTTATTAGAAAAAGCTAGACAACACGTAAATCAATACAGCTACCGTGAAGTAGCAAACTGGTTAGTCACTAATAGTGGTAGAACCATATCTCATGTAGGATTAAGGAAACGGTTACAGAATGAGCGACAGCGTAAGAACCAAGTTGCAAGCATCCGCAAGTGGGCAGAATATGCGGAAAAGGCAATCGCCAAAGCGAAAGCCCTTGAAGAAGAAAGAACAGGTTCAAAAGCCTAAGATTATTGAGGACGTTTCATACGAAACAGAGTTTGCAGAAGAACACGCTAATGTGTTATTTAAACCAAACGAAGGACCTCAAACTGACTTTCTAGCTGCAGGAGAACGTGAAGTACTCTACGGTGGTTCAGCAGGTGGTGGTAAGTCTTATGCCATGTTAGCAGACCCACTACGTTATATGGGGCATCCAGCATTTAGTGGATTGCTGTTACGACATACAACAGAAGAACTTCGTGAGCTTATCTTTAAGTCACAAGAGTTGTACCCAAAAATATGGCCGGGCATTAAATGGTCGGAAAGAAAGATGCAGTGGACTGCCCCATCTGGTGCGAGACTGTGGATGTCTTATCTTGATAGAGATGATGACGTTCTTCGCTATCAGGGTCTAGCGTTTAGCTGGATAGGCTTTGACGAGTTAACACAGTGGCAGTCACCTTATGCATGGAATTACATGCGTTCTCGTCTTAGGTCTACTGCACCTGACTTGCCTATCTTTATGAGGGCTACAACTAACCCCGGTGGAAGAGGTCACGCTTGGGTTAAGAAAATGTTTATTGACCCATCAGCATATGGAAGGGCATTTGATGCGACAGATATTGAAACAGGTGAAGTTCTCAAATATCCAGCAGGGCATAGCAAAGCTGGGAAGTCTCTTTTCAAAAGGCGGTTTATACCTGCTAGGTTATCTGATAACCCCTATCTCTCAGATGCTGGTGACTACGAA